CTGGTATTTTGACACTCTTATAAGTTTTAATTATAGTTTCTGCCAATTTTGTATACTGAACAGGAAACTTAGGAATAGCTGGAGCATATTTCGAAATTCTAATAGCTTGCTTATAATACTTATCTAATTTTTCCTTATTACCACTTTCCTGAATTTTATCACTCTCAATTTTACCTTCACTATTATCACTATTAAAATCTGAAACCAATTGCGTAATTTCGGCATGTGAATATTTATACCAATCAACAAAGAAACCTGTTCCTTCAAATATATAATCAATGATAACTTGGAAAAGTGCAATACACTTATCAAGCAAAGATATTTTACCATCCATGGCTTCATCATATCTAATCCTAAACGATATATTGTCAGCTCCTGTAAATTCACAAGACAAAATGGATAATGCTACTGCGGTAATTGATGGTGCTAAATCCCTAAATATCTGATTCCATTGAGGAAACCACGAAGTTATATTTCCTTTTTCCTTGCCTTGCAACGTAACTTCACTAAGTTTAAGTAATTTATCCCAGATATATGGTTTAGCAAATCTACCAAGTTTTGTTGTCAAATTAGCTACAGCCAGTACTGCAATAGGTCCTCCTTTACAAATATGTGCAACATTCAATACACAATCAGTTAATAATTCAGAAATTTTCATCCATTTATTCCAAAATTCAGAAACTTTGGAATTAGAGTCGCAAGCCGCTAATACAACTGACGCAGGGGAATCCCGAAGGACTCCACCAACTGCATCAGAAGTATCTTTTAATGACTGAGCGCACTCACGATTTGCTTTTATAGTATCTCCAATATTTACTACTTCCCTTACACTTTTTTTTAAATTTGATAACATCTGAAAGTTGACTGGCACTCCAGGTGGCTGCGATTGTTTATTCGCCACTCTAGGTGCCACACTTCCGTGTGCATCAGTGTTTTTATTTAAATTTACAAAATCTGCTGTAGCAAGAGATACACGTTGAATTCTCATTCGTGGTATAACTATTGGAAAGTACACCATAAAATCATCTCCAACTGCATGCGTAAGGGTAGATATCGGTATATTAACTGGTGTATTTGTCGTAGGACTCCACATATACGTGACATCCAATGTTGGCCATCCTGTATTATAATCCGAATTTCCTTATATATTACCCACCATAGGGTACATCCTATAATATGGTATTTCAACTATTTTTTGTTGTTGCACTCCAGGATGCCACATAACTGCTCCTCTATAGATTGCACTAGGGTTTTCATTACCAAATGTCGGTCCACTAATTGGTGGTTGTACAGCTGGATTTGCGGTATCATCATAACGTGGATGAGCAAATGCCAACACATTTTCTGATACTCCAAAATTAGAAATTATATTAAATCTATTAGTACCTGAACT